GCGTGGGCCGTGGCTCGGCCGCAACGCCATCCACGAGCGCGGCGGCGGCGAACTGGAAGATCGGCACGGACGGCACGAACTACTGGCCGGGCGTGACCTACGACGAAGTAGTGATCGGGCGCGTGCTGACCGACCAGGAGCGCAAGAACCTGCTGCGCTACCAGCGTGGGCTCTACGGTGATACCGGCTTCTTCATTGCGGCCGGCGATAGCCACACGTTCCTGACGACTTATGGCGTTTACATGCAAAGCCAGTATCCCGCTCGGATCGAGGCGGCACTACGGGCAGGCGGTCAAAAGCTGGCGTCGCTGAACTATGGCGTCGCCGGCAACTCGACCGGCGAAGTGGTCAACAGGATGGGCGGATTCAACGAGGCGGGAACACCCGCTTTCGCCATCATCTACGCGGGCCAGAACGACGCGCTCGGCACTTCGACGGTGCAGGCATCCCCCGCGCCAACGACGACGACATTCTCAGTCGGCGCAGGCAAGGGCACGCGCTACGCGGCGGGGGCTGTCATTACCGTGGGCGCTGAGTCCGCTGTCGTGCTGAGCGTCGCCACGGACGCGATCACGCTGGAAGCCCCGCTATCGGGAGCGCCAAGCGCGGGCGCGTCCGTCACCATCGACACCGTTGCCAACCTGAAGAAAGTGGCGGGCTACCTGCGGGCAGCGGGAGTCGGGCGGCTGCTGATGTGCGGCTCGCATTACATGAATTGGGCGACGGGCGGCGACACCGTTGCCACGCCAGCGGCCACATACGCAACGCTCAGGGCATTGCAGACGCAAGCCGCATCGGAGGCTGGCGCGGTCTATGTCGATCTGCACGGCTACATGCGGGCGCTGATCGTCGCCGGCACCTATACGCAAGGCGACGACACCGCATGGCACGCAGGGGTGGGCAACACGCACCTGAATGCCGTGGGGCAGCAAATCCTCGCAAACGCAATTTTCGCAGCAGTGCAAGCCCAAGGCTGGGCGTAACCCGTAACCCCATCAACGAGGCATAGCCCTCGCACTCGATCCACGGGCTCAGCCCGCCCGCATCGGCCGGATTGCCGACACCCGCAAGGATGAACATGAGCATCGAAGAAAACAGCCTCCCGGCTGGCGGCGAAGCATTGCCCGCAGCAACACCGAAGTCCGATGCCGAGGCCGCATTGCAGGCCACGCCACCGGCCGAACCCACTGCCGAGGAAAAGGCCGCGACGGCCGAAACCGAACGCAAGGCCGCCGAGGAAGGCGAGCGCAAGAAGAATCGCACCAAGGAATATATCGGTCGCATAAACGGCGAGAACGTCGCCCTTCGCCAGAGCGAAGCCGACCTGCGCCGCCGCGTGGCTGAGTTGGAATCACGCAGCCAGCCGACGGCGCAGCACGCGAACAACCCCCAGCAGATTGCCGACAACGGCCCGACGCTGGAGCAATACAACTACGACCTAAACGCGTACCAGCGCGCCCGCGATGCCTGGGTGATCCAGCAGGCGGAGAAAAGCTGGTCCGAGAAACAGCAAAAGCAGGCCAGTGCGACCCGTGAGAACGAAACCTGGGCGACCTACGAAACACGGGCCGCCGACTTCGCTGACGCCAACCCGGATTTTCTGGAAGTCGTCAGTTCGATCGCATATCCCATCACGGACGCCGCACAGGCCGCGATTGCCGCCCATGAAAACGGGCCGGCGATTGCTTACCACCTTGGCACCAATGAGGACGATGCCTACGACCTCGCGCGCACCCCGCCGCACCTGGCGGATGCCGCAGTTCGTCGCCTCGCTTCGCGCCTTGGCGCCGCGCCGCCGCCGCAGGTGATCCCTGCCGCAGCACCCGCGCCGACACCGAAACCCCTCTCGCAAACCCCGCCGCCTGCGCCAACCGTGTCCGGCCGCGCTGCCACCGAAGTCCCAGCCGAAAAGCTGACCGACGACCAGTGGTTCGCCAAAGACCGCGAACGCCGCAGGAAGCGGTAATTCCTTCAAGGAGCAATACCCGTGTCCAACGTCAACCAGGCTTTGACCCACCAGCTGATCGCGCGCATGGCGGCGGCCATGCTGGTGGAAGAAAACAGCGTCGTCGCGAACATCAACACCGATCGCGAAGACGAGTTCGGCAAGGAAACGCAGGGCTACAAGCCCGGCGAAACCGTGCGCGTTCGCATCCCGCCCACCCCCGTCACCTACTCGGGCGCCAGCTTCGCTGGTGGCGGCGCTGCTCCGGCGATGAACGAAAGCTCGGTCAACCTCACCGTTGACCAGCAGTACCACGTTCCGCTGACCCTCACCGCCAAGGAGAAGAAGCTCGAAATTTCGGACTTCAAAAAGCGGTTCCTGGCCCCGGCGATGAACTCGCTGTCGTCCAAGGTCAACAGCGTCCTGCTGCAGGCCATGAAGGACCAGACCCCGAACGTCGTCGGCACCTGGGGCACGACCCCGGCGACCCGCGCGGTGTGGCGTCAGGCATCGTCCGTGCTCAATCGCGGCCTGGCCCCGAACGAGGACCGCTCGGTGCATTTCTCCGAGGACGCCAACAACGCCCTCGCCGAAGCCAACGCGACCCTGTTCCATGATTCCAAGGAACTGAAAGGCGAGTTCAGCGACAACGCGGTCGGCCGCTTCGCGGGCCTGGACTTCTACAACCAGCTGTCGCTCCCGGTGCACACCACGGGCGCGGGCACCGGCTACGTCTGCAACGGCACGGGCGGCGCGGGCATCGGCACCGGCTCCCTCGTCGTCAAGACCGGCACGGGCGCGATCACCAAGGGCACGATCTTCACGATCGCGGCCGTCTACGCGGTGCATCCGATCACGGGTGTCTCGACCGGCCAGCTGCGTCAGTTCGTCGTCACCGCGGACTACGCGGGCGGCGCCGGCACCGTGTCGATCTACCCGGCGATCATCGCATCGGCAGCCGGCGTCATCGGCACCGTCAACGCGATCCCCGGCACCGACGCGGCCATCACGATCTTCGGCACCGCGTCGCAGAGCAAGACGCAGAACCTCGTGTTCCACAAGGACGCATTCGCCACGGCCTTCGCGCCGCTGCCGGTGCTCGCCTCGTGCGAGGGCTACACCGCCACGGTCAAGGGCATCAGCGTCCGCGTGATGACCTTCGGCAACGGTCAGACCGACACCGAGAGCACCCGTATCGACGTGCTGTTCGCGTTGCCGGCTGCGATCCGTCCGGACCAGTCCTGCCGCGTCACCGAGTAAGCAACACCGTTCCACCTTCGCGGCGGTCCTTCGGGGCCGCCGCACTTATTTGGAGGCTTCAATGACGACTGTTTCCAGTCTGGTGCAAGACGCACTCGGGCACCTGGGCGTGATTGATGCCGGCGAAGCCGTGCCCGCCGACCAGATGGCGCAAGCGATCCGCGCCCTGAACCTGATGATGCGGCGCTTTGAGGCCAACGGCCTCGCGCTGGGTTGGACGGATGTGAGCACGGCCACCGCCGCGCTGCCACTGCCGCCCGAGGCCGAGGAAGCGATGGGCTACCACCTCGCCATCCGCCTGTGCGCCCGCTACGGCCGCGCGATCGCGCCCGAGATTGTGCAGATGGCGACGGATGGACTGGCCGCCCTGCGCGCCGACGTCGCCGCACGCGATGCCGCGCGGATCGCCTACGACCTGCCGGGCTGCGGTAGCGACAACGGCCTGGCCGGCTTTCTGGCGGGCTACTGATGACGCACTCGCTGTCCATTCGCTATGCCGACGACGGCGGCGAGAACTACAGCAACTGGAAGGCGCGCGAATCCGGCAACACCGGCGCGTTCCTGACGGAATTGAAGTGGTGGCAGCTGGGCTCGACCCGCCATCGCATTTGGGAAATCTGCGACACGTCGAACGTGTCCGCGGACCTGATGGCCGCACAGCTGATCGTCAACGATGGCGACGACTGGGCAGACTTCCCATTGCCAGATGGCAGCTACAGCGACGCGACGCGGCCCTGGTCGCAACAGGACGTGTGCAACTACCTGCCCACGTTCGCGGAAAGCTCCGGCACCCGCTCGCGCGTGAAATACGCCTGTGTTCCCGGCTTGCAGACGTTCGCCACCGTCGGCGATGGCCCGCACCGTGGCGCGCGTGACGTGGAGGGCAAGCTGTTCGTGGTGTCGGGTCGCACGCTGTATCAGGTCGCCACCGATGGCACCGCGACCAGCAAGGGCACGATTCCGGGCACCGGCCTGGTGTCGATGACGCACAACCAGATTGCGAACGGCAATCAACTGCTGATCGGCACCGGGGACAATTCCTACCTGTACGACACGGTGCTGGACACGCTGGTCGCCACCGGCATCCCGCTCACGTCAGTCGATTTCCTCAACCAGCTGTTTCTCGGCGTCGATCAAGCGCGGCGGTTCTCGCGCTACTCGGGGCTGGCCGATGGCATGTCGTGGAACACGCTCGATAACCTGTCCGCCGAATCCGCGCCCGACCGCATCGTGGGCGGCATCGTGTCGCAGGGTGAATGGCTGGTCTTTGGCGAGCGCACCATCGAGCCGTGGAGCAATACCCCGTCGCAGGACACGGCGTTCGTCCGCAACTCGGGGTGCATCGCCGAACGCGGCTGCATCAACGCCAACACGATCAAGCGGCTCGATAACACCGTCTTTTTCGTGGACAACAACTTCATTCCGTGCCGGATGCAGGGTTCGCAGCCGGTGCCGATCGCGCCCAAGTCCATCATTGATGAACTGAGCCTGGGCGACCCGCAAAAGCTGCTCGCGCTCACCTGGGAAGATCGCGGCTACGTCACTTATTACCTCACCGCGCAGGACGGCCGCACCTGGGGCTACGACGTCACCAGCCAGAAGTGGCATCGGCGCGAGTCCTTCGGGCTGGATCGCTGGCGGCTCAATACGCTGTTCAAGTGGAACGGCGACTGGTACGGCGGCGATTTCCAGAGCGGCAAGCTCTACAAGCTGGTCCGCAATTACGTCTACGAAGGCTGCGAAATCATGCCGCGCCGGATTCGCTCGGGCGTGCTGCACAACAACGGCAACCGCGTGGTGGTCAATGGCGTCAAACTGACGATGCAGACGGGCGGTACGGAAAGCATCAGCCCCGAGAACACCCCGCCGACCATCACCGGCTCGCTGCCGGCGCTGCTGCCCATCGGCACCATCGTCAATTACCAATACACCGTGTCGGCCGCGCATCCGGGCCAGGTCGTCACGCTGACGCTCGGCGGCTCGCTGCCCGCGGGTTTGACCATGAGCGCCACCGGGCTGGTTACGGGCACCGTGTCTGCCTCTGGCGTCTACAACTGGACGATTACCCCGTCCACCGATTGCGCCACCGGCACGCCATTGGGCGACGGCTCCACGTCTGCCCTGTTCGACATGCTCATCACGGGCACGGGCTTGTCAGTCGGCGCGCCAGGGGCGGCCACGTCGCAAACAGCGGCGGCATGGACGGGCATCCCAGCATCGGCATTGCCTGTGCCGGGGGAGATTGCATACGGCGGCGGGCGCTGGTTCGTCATCAAGGCCGGCGCCGGCTACTACACCGACAACCTCGGCGCGACGTGGAACGTTGCCACTGTGCCGGCCAGCGGTTCAGCCGTGGCGTGCGCGGACTTCGGCAATGGTGTCGTGGTGGCAGTTGGGGCGAGCGGCCTGATTTATCGCTCGACCGACAACGGCGCCACCTATTCCACGGTCACGGACACCGTTCGCAACGCATGGTGCATCGCCTACGGCAACGGCAAGTGGGTGATGGGTGTCGCCAATGACGTGCCAAACACCTACCGCTACAGCGTGGACGATGGCCTGACGTTCTCGCAGGGATCGGTGGCGATTCCCTACACCGTGGACTGCGCGCTCTATGCCAACGGCGTGTGGGCGCTGGGTGGCGGCACATCGACCCCGGCCAATCCGGGCTCCATCCGCGTATCCACCGACGACCTTGCGACCTTTGGCGGCGGTACGGGCTCAGCCCCGTCGCGTGTCGAGTCGATGGCCTATGGCAACGGAACGTGGGTGGCCGTGTGCTACGGCGGGCAGATCATCCGCAGCACCGACAACTGGAGCACGTTCAGCACGTCCGCGACGACCATCGACAACTCATCGGCCTCCAGTGCCATTGCGTTCAACGGGGAGAAGTTCGTCATCGTGGACAACAAATTGTTCCTTGAAGCCAAGACCTATGCGTCTGTCGATGGCGACGTATGGGAGGCCGCGGTTTCCACGGGGCTGGCCGGCGATTGCGTGATTCGGTCGAGCTACCGCGCGTGACCTCTTACATGCTCGAAGGAGCCAACTCGTGAAAAACTTTCTACGCATCGCGCAAGGCATCGACGTGATGCCGGCCCTGATGCGGATCACCCGCGAACAGCACTTGTGGCACGCCGACACCTACCTGCGCGACTACCCACAGGGGCCGTTTGGCGAGGTGGACAGCATCATCTGCCGCTTCCCGCCGCGCACGGTCAAGGAAACGCAGGAGCAGGCCGATGCCCTGCTCGCTGATCCGCGCTACGACCCTCACGAGTGCGTGGATCAGGCGATTTACGACCAGGCGCCGGAAGTCCGCGACCTGGTGCACACGCTGATGGCGCGAGTCCGCGGCACGCGCCTGGGCCGGGTGATGCTCAACCGCATCCAGCCGGGCGGCCATATCTTCAAGCACGCCGACACACCTGAGCACGCCAACTACTGGCAGCGGCATCACATCGTCCTGCAGTCCGCGCCGGGCGTCGTGTTCCATGCCGGCGACGAGCAGGTGTATATGGCGCCGGGCGAATGCTGGTGGTTCAACAACGGCAAGGCGCATCCGGACGGCACGATTCCGGAGCACGAAGTCTGGAACAACTCCGCGGCCGAGCGCATCCACCTGATCGTGGACATCCGCTGCTGATGGCGTCCTATGCCGTCGAGCCGTGGCGCGAGTTCGCAGTGGAGGCGGCGGTGCTATGGCCGCTGCACTGGGAAGAAATCGCGATCGACCGCGACAAGATCAAGTTGGCGGTGGATTT